AATAGCCATGGGTGCTTTTAATAAGTTTGATGAAGTTAGAAACGAAGGTGGAGGTTTTGATAAAGCTATTTTTCAAGGTTTTATGGAATCATTTGGAGAGTTATTTAAACCATACACAGAAGAAGCCATTATCTTTGCTAAGTTAAGAGATGTAGCAGACCCAGAATCAGAAAATATTTTAACAAAAGTATTTGGAAGAGTTGTTGGAGGTAGAGGTGGATCAACAGAACTCGGAGCTAGAGTCTACAATGAACAAGATTCAATTGGCGACAAAATGGCAAAAAGCTTTAAACATATTCTAGACGGATTTATGCCAGGTGCTTTTCCATATAATGTAAGAGGTGGAGAGTTTGTAGCAGGTGACTTTACAAGAAGTATATTCGGAGGTAATTTAGGTATAACAGAAAAAGATAGATTAGGAAGACAACCTAAATTATACAGAGAGTTTTATGGTGCTTTACTTGGAGGCACAAATGAGATGGATCCAGAACTAGCTTTGAAATTCAAAGGATATGAGTTCTCTGAAGCTAGGAAAAATGCATCAAGTATTTTTAATAGTGTTGCAAGAAGAGCAAATGTATCAAGAGATGAAATTATAGATGCATACGAAAAAGGTAACGAGGCTAGATTTAGAGTTTTTAATGAATTCTATGCTATCGTTCAAGACTTAAAAAGACTTGGTAAAAATGAACGAGAAATAATAAAATTGTTCAGACAAAATGGAGTCACTGGTATAAAAGAATTAGTTAGAGGTGATTTTGAGCCATTACCAAATATTGCTACAACGGTTAAAAGAGCAATGAGAAGAGAGGGAACTATAGGTGAATATCCAAAAGAACAGATAAGTAAGTTTATACAAGAGCAAAGAAAAAGAAAATTTACCTCAACATCTGTTGATGAAAAAGAAGACACTCCAGTGCAAACTAAAGAAAGACCCATTCCCTTTACAAGAACTAAACAACCAGTGACCACTGCTCCTGCACAAACAAGTAACGTAAATACTGGACAACAAATAAATTCATCTTTACTTTCTTTATTAGGCGCTAACCCAATAGAGGCAGCTAAAAATTTAGAAATAGCAAGGAGAAATCAATGAAACTATCGGCACATTTTAGTCTAACAGAGTTTACAAAATCACAAACAGCAGAACGAAAAGGTATTGACAACACACCAGATGATAACCATATAGAAGCTATGGAACAGTTGTGTCACGCTGTTCTAGAAATGATACGATATCATTTTAAAAAACCCATGGTTATTAACTCTGGATATCGCAGTGTTGCTTTGTGTGAAGCGATTGGCTCGAATGCCAATAGCCAACATGCAAAAGGTCAGGCGGCTGATATAGAAATACCTGGCGTTGATAATTTTGAACTTGCTCAATACATTCAAAACAATATGGACTTTGATCAATTGATTTTAGAATGTTATACTGGAGATCCAAGTTCTGGTTGGGTTCATGTCTCGTATAATAATGAATACCCTAACGAAAACAGAAAAGATGTGCTTACCTATGACAGAACAAATGGATATAGGAAAGGATTAATCGTATGAAAGAAGGTCCGTTAAAAGATGCCATGTATTCAGACCATGGTAACATGATTATTAAACAAGAGTTTAGTACAATAAAAATTGTCAATGGAACCATTGTCAAAGAAATCGTAACAAGAGACTACGACCTTCACGGAGATTATATAGACTCTATGAGTTCTCAACCTCTTGTTCAGATAGAAATGATTCCAAAGGAAATGTTACATTAATGGCATACAAACGTAATTATCAAAGAGAATATGCAATAGAGCCTAAATCTCGTAGGAAGAAAAGGGTCAATCGTAATTATGCTCGTAGACAAATGATGAAGAAAGGTCTCGTCAAAAAAGGCGATGGCAAAGATGTACATCATGTCGGTGGTAATGCGTTAAAAAAACATAGTAAATTAAAAGTTGTATCAGCATCAAAGAACAGATCTTATGCACGAACAAAAAAAGCTAAAAAGAAGAATCCGAAGTCATAATGCCATCGTCCATTGTCAATTTACCTGCGATAGACGTTTGGGTAAGAAAAGAATATTTAAGAGATCACGTTGATGGACATGGAGAGTTTGTCAAAGGTATTTGGGTTACGGCAAAATCTATTCCAGGTCGAGCTTTTTATTTTGAAACTTACCTTCCTGATTATGGTGCTTTGTATGACAAGCTACCTATTTCTGCATTCGTTTCTAACCCATCTACTCCCACGCCAGATATGGATCTTTACAATCTTCAGTTTTGGAACTGTATGGATTATGGGGTGGTTGCTATTTGTAAAAACTTTATAGCGTCCATGGACTTTGAGGTCTTAACCAGAGACCACGGACCACTGACGGGTCAATATGTCGCAACGCTAGACAACTATCATGCAGATCCAGATGTTATTGATTATACAACCAGTGAAAAACCAGCAGAACATAAATCATTTAATTTATTAGAACTGAATAACGGGCAGTTTTGTTTATATCCAAACAATAGAATGAGAGTCTATGACAACTCTCTTACTCCAGAGGAGCCATTGCAACCAGACTTTAAAGTCAGTACAATAGAATACCAGGTCGAAAACGGGCAAAAGTTTAGACTAGGAGATACTGATGAATATTTCTGGAAGACCAAAAAAGAATGATTGAATTTCTGTTAGTGTTCATGATAGATTCACAGATCGTAAATCAGACACAACGATTTAAAAGTGTAGACAGATGTTTATACTTTGCACAAAAATTAACAGATCAACCAAGGATTCCACAAGAAGATGAACCTCCAAAAAAAATCACAGCGTATTGTAAGCCCGTGCCGAAACGTATGTAAGATCGAGAATTATAGCTGTATTGGTTGTTTTAGAACATTAAGTGAAATTTCTACTTGGTCAACGCTAACAGACGAAAAACGCAGTAAAATAATGGAATCACTGAAAAAACGAGGCTCTCAGATCGCCACACAGAGGTAAAACAACACCTCCGTGTGTGATTATGCGTAAATTTACTTTAACTTCTGTATCTTTATTATACGAGGTTTTTTAGCTTCTGGAAGGTTTCTTTTTAAAAAAACAGATAAAATACCTATATTTAAGTCTGCTTTCTCTATTTCTACATATTCTTGCAGTCTGAACGATTGTTTGAACGATCTTTCTGCTAATCCTTTGTATAAAAGCTCTTCTTCTTTTGCCAGACCTGTAGTTAGATCATGTGTTCTATTGCCTTCAATAGTTAACATGTTATCTTTTACAGATATTTCTAAATCTTTTTCAGAAAATCCAGCGACTGCCATTTCAATAATATAATTGTCTTCGTCAATTTTTCTAATATTGTATGGTGGGTAAGTGTTCTTTGTCTCTCCAGCATAACTTTCGATTTCGTTAAAGAAATCATCAAAGCCTATAAATGAACGGAAAGCGAGTTTGGGTAATAAGTAAGTCATATCTACTCCTATAAAAGCAAGTTAATTTATGAGACCCATCATTGGCATCTCACTATTTTATATAGGTATTGTTTCCAAAGATTCAAGAATGTTTTTCAAAAAAATTCACTTATCTTTTTATAGGAAACAATCTATATATAAATAGAAAGGATTATTAACATGTTAGAAAAATTATTTTACAAAATTAAAATTGCTAGAACAGCACAAGCTCTTAGATCATTAGATGACTTAGCATTGAAAGATATTGGTCTTGATAGATCAAATATTTTATCACACGCTTATGATTGTTTTAAAAATGAAAAGCCTAAAGAAAAAAGTAAGATGGATATGCTTGAAGAAATGGCTCAAGTATACAAGGTAACTACTTAACCAACCTCTCCCCAGTTGTCGCCTAATTCTGCGTCAACTTCAAAAGGTATTCGTAAGTCTGGAACACAGTTGGACATGATATCTTTTATCTTGTCCACCTCTTGTTCATTTTTAATATTGAAACATAGTTCATCGTGAACTGTTAACATCGGGCATAACCCTTCCGAATAACAATCGACCATTGCCTTTTTTGTTTGATCTGCACTCGACCCTTGGATCAATCTATTCAGCGCCTTGTATGTATATGCTCTTTGTACGTTTTGATATTCTTTTACTGCATCTTTTAAAGGTAAAGGTCTTTTGGCACTAAATCCTTTTGGTTCATATAAATCAAACCTACATTTTCTGCCTAGTTGAGTTCTTATCATTCCTCTCTGTAGAGCAAAGTTTGAAACTCTTGTTGCTAAATCTTTTACAAAAGGAACTTTCTGATTATATGTTCTTAACAAATCACTAGCTTCATCTTCTGTAATAGCCAACGTGTCTGCTAATTTTTTACGACCCATGCCATACATGATTCCAAGATTAACAGTTTTAGCTTCTTTTCGAGTTATGTTTGCCATATCTGCAACCATTTGATGAAAATCTGCCTTACCTTCGTTATACATGGTTACCACTTCATCTATTAAAGGATGCCTAAGTCCGTCAGAAGGTTTAGCACAATAGTGAGCTAACCATCTTGGTTCTTGTGAGGCATAGTCAAAAGATCCCCACTTACATCCCTCTTCTGGAACAAACAGTCCTCTAATTGCTTTCTTGATTCCTATGTCTCTTGATGGTATTTGTTGTAGATTAGGATTACTAGAACTGAAACGACCTGTAACAGTTCCACCATCATCAGTACGAAGGGGATGAAAATCACAATGTATACGACCATCATGAGCATGATTCAAAATTGTCTCAACAAAAGTTGTGTTCGCTTTATTAAGTTCTCTTATCTTTACAATCTTTTTCGCAATAGGATGAGAATGATGAGAGAGAAATTGTTTTGTGAAAGAGGGAGACCCGCTCTTTTCTGTGCGAGAATACTTAAGTCCAAAAAAGTCAAAGACCTTTGCTATAGATGTGCTGACCCAAGGTTCAACAGCCACTCCAGTTTCCTTGACTATTTCATCAAGTAATTTTTTCTCTTGTGATGCCATTAGTTTTTTAGTTTTTTCTGCTTGATCTAAATCAACCCGAACACCTCTTGTTTTCATCTCTAACATCACTGGTATTAATGAAGATTCTAGTTGAAAAATACTTGTGCATTCTTCTCTTTCTAGTATTGGGAGTAAATGATCATACAACCTTAGAGTGACTGCAGCGTCTTGTTCTGCATATGCTCCTACATATTTGGCAGGCAGTTTATACATCTCTGCTTTGGGATCTACTCCAAACTCACTTGCAGCGTGTCTTAAAGTTTTTTCACTCTTGTATTCTTGTAAATAGTCAATCACTAAACTATTTAAGTTATAATATCTTCTGTTCTCATCAATCAAAGGAGCCATGATCATTGTATCAAGTATGGGACCTTTGATTTCTATACCTTCTGCTCGTAACCAACCTAAATCATACATAGAGTTATGAAAAATTTTAGGAATGTTTGGAGTATCCATTTGTTTCTTAAACCACCTAAAAACAGTGGTTGAATCTATGTTACCTTGCGAATGTCTTATAGGATAATATCCTTGAAAGTCACCTGCAGCCACTGCAATACCAATGATGTAACCATCTTTTCTACACCATCCAGGTCCTAACTTTATTAAATTTGGATCCCTAGTTTCTAAGTCAACTGCAATACGAGATGCTTTCGTTAAATCTGGAAAGTCACTTGGAGGAGACCAATCAAAGTCTATGTTTCCCCAGGAAAGATCTTTTATATCTTGATCAATAAAATGATACTGATGTTCTTTATTTGTCATTAATTATTTCGCCTCCAAGAGCGGCATATCCAATGATGTCCACCCAACTATCATCATGATTTAAAGTTTCTGCTAGTCTGGCTAATTTAACTCCTATCATACAAGCGACAACTTCTTCCGCCGTAACTTCTCTTGCAAGTATAACAGACCATATCTTAGCTATTCTTTCGTGATTAAATTTTGCAGGACCATATTCCTTTGCCCTCGGTCCATTAATTAATTTTTCTGCTTCATTTAAAAAATATTCTCTATCTTTTTTCATATTTGATATCCACTTTCACTTTTACTTTCAACTATATGAAGAGACTTACGAGCACGAGTTGCTCCAACATAAAACACTCTGTGCTCACTGTCTTCATCTCCTTTTTCCTTTATTAACTTAGGACAGTCAAGGATTAATGCAACATTGTCTGCCTCTCCACCTTTAGCTTTATGTATTGTTGATAAACGAATTCTAGGTTTTTTTGTTAATATTCTCTCTCCTCTTCTTCTTGCTGAAGTAATATATATTCGTTGTTGATCCGTCATACTTATGACATCGTACCACATCATTTCTTTGTTCAAATTTAAAAGAGATCCCAACTCGCTGTTTAATAAATCGTCCAAAGTATATGTTCTGCTTTGGTCTAGTTGCTCTATCTTTCTTTTTCCACCATATTCTATTATTCCCTTTTTTGTTCTTTTCGAAAACTCTACCCAATTTTGTACACTTAAACTTTGATCTTTGCATAATTGTATCCACACCTCTATACTGTTAATTAACTGTTCAGACACAGACCATCCAGATCCTTCCCTCCAGAACATGTATCCTTCGTCTTGTAGTTTATTTCCTATATCAGAAAGTATTCTGTTTGTTCTCGCTAACACATACCATTCTCCTTTGCTAAAATTTATATCCATAGCATTGTAATAATAAGAAACACTTCCCTCTTCTTCCTTTGGCTTATATTCTTTTTGTTTTCTTGTTTTAACTTTTCTTATTATATTTTTTGCAACAGACCAGACAGTGTATGGAACTCTATAAGATTGATCTAGTACAATAGAATCTTTTGCACAGTTTAAAAAATGATTTACATTTGCACCTGCCCAATTGAAAATACATTGATCGTCATCCCCAGCATAGTAAGCCTTTTTAGCATTAGGTAACAAACACTCCTTGACCATTCTCCATTGAATAGGAACCAAGTCTTGTGCCTCATCTATAATTAATAAATCTAAATCTGGACCTGTTCCTTGTTCTAAAAATTTAAGCAGCATGTCTGTAAAATCTAATTTGAAATGTTTGTTTTTGAAATCTTGATATGCCTCTGCAACAGTAGGCATGTATGCTCTTTTCAAGGACATATCCCCAAAAGAATCAAACTCTTTCATAAGATCAGTTCCTTTTAATCTAGACATATTGTACACATAAAAATATTTATCCCCATCACTTGACCCAGGTGTAAACATGTCGCCTTCTTCTACATTTATTTTCTCTTCTTTTCTAAAAGATATACCTAGTTTTTTACCTATAAACCTCATGTCGGCAGATTTAACAACATCTTCTGATTTCATTCCAACCCAACGAAAAGCAAGAGAATGTAGTGTCCTAAAGTGAGGAAAATATTTTTGATCTAAATTAAATTTAACACAAGCTCTATCAACTGCTTCTTGTGCAGCTTTTCTTGTAAAAGATAAAAAAGCTATTCTTTGTGGATCAACTCCATCTGCAATAGCTTCTTCTATAATACTTAACAGTTTTGTAGTTTTGCCCGTACCAGGTGGACCATATATTGCTATTTCTTTCATAAATATTGCTTCCAATTTATACTTTCGGTTCTTGTATCTATATAATCTCTAACCATCTTTATGTTTCTAACCATCTCTTGATAATAGATTAACTCAACTCTTTCTTTTCTTGTAAGAGATGAAGGCAACTTTCTCATGGCTTTTTCGTTTATTTGAAAAGCATTCAAATATTCATTTAAAACTTCAATACAAATATCATGTTTTATTTCATTATCAGTTTTCATCAAAAAGGTACTTCTTCTTCAAATTCAACTTTAGGTATTTCAACATCTTCTCTCACTTCGGGAACCCACCAAACACGGACGGATTTAAATTTACCGTCTGTTGTTTTAAAACTTCTAATATTATTACACTTTTCTCCATTGTTTATTTCTTTAATTCTCTCTTGAATCTGACCTTTTGAATAATGTGTAAATCCTTTTTGTCTTAAGAATTCTATAAAAGAGTCTACTTTAAAATAAACTAATCCTTCCATGATCCATGGTTTACCAATTAATAATTCCTCTGCCGATTGTGCTTGTACTCGTCCATAACAAAAAGATTCAAGCAGTTGACTAAAATGTCCTTTGTAAGTTAGTTCTTCTGGCACTTCTATTTCATTAGCCTCTGCTAACAATCCATTAATTAACACTTGCCAATCGCTCTCTCTTACTTTTGGAGGCATAAAATTTTGTTGCTCAAGACATGCTATTTGAAACTTTGATTGTGATTGCAAATCAAAACTTGTTAACTCTAATCGTCTACCATCCAAGTCTGCAAAGAACACTCTTGGTTCTGATTTAACAATAGATATACCTGTTATTTCTACGGCATCCACATTTGCACCAATGCCATACTTCCTTCTTTTACATAAAGATTTATT